CACCACTCACGTTTAACAATAGCGCCTTCTTCAGATGTTGGGTCTTGTTGGTACTGTGCTTGCCATTTAGATAACGGCAACTCTGTACGTAATTTATCTAACTCATCATAAGACCAAAACTCTGGCCATAAAGGTTTTTCATTTGGAAGAATAGCTGGGAGCTCAATAATTTCCCATTCATCTCCGTCACGATCTACCATGGCTTGAAGAATCTTACCCGTTAGATCACGCTTAGCCCAACGAGTCATAACGACTACGATACTACCTCCTGGTTGTAAACGTTGACGTGGACCTGAGGTATACCACTCGTACACCTTATCAAATACGCCAGGATCTCCTGCGGCTAATGCAGCTTCTTGCTCGGAATGCGGATCGTCAATAATGAGAAGATCAGCGCCTTTACCTGTAACAGTACCACCCACACCAATAGCAAAGTACTCACCATTAGCATTAGTACTCCAACGACCAGCAGCTTTAGAGTCAGATCTAAGGGCAACGTTTGGGAATATTTTGGCATAGACTTCAGAGTCTACCAAGTTTCGGACTTTACGTCCAAAGCCCACAGCTAACTCTGCTGTATTAGAACATTGGATAATCTTCTTATTCGGAAACTTGCCTAGATACCAAGCAGGAAGTAAATAAGATGCAAACTCAGACTTAGTATGACGAGGAGGCATGTTAATAATAAGACGCTTAGTTTTTCCATTTGCTATTTCCTCAAATTTTTTAGCCATCAAAGCGTGATGACGTCCATCAATAAATACCGGCCACATGGTATGCACAAAAGACAAAAAGTCATTTTGACCTTGCTCACGCAAGACCGCAGCTTCATATGCCTTCACCTGTTCCCATATGGGAGCTTGTTCAGACTCCGGAAGTAACTTAACGAGTTCTTCTATTTCATTCATCTCTCAAACCTAGCTTTTAATCGTTTATATTTTGCATACCAATATTCATTACTATTCATAACTTTCATAGGTCTTCTAAAAACGCCACGCACCATTTTGAAGCGGTTATTACCCGGCTTCATTAAATAAGTTAGACCTAATATATCTCTATTCAAGATTACGTAACCTCATGTATGCAGGACGTATAGAGCGGGCACGACCCTTAACCCCTTTACAGATACCTAAATCCACTAACGCCCACATTTTCCGTGAGACATTACCACGGCCCTTTTCCCCCGTTAGTTTCATGACATCATCTATAGATGGGCCAAAACCAAACTCTTGCCACCAAGATTCTATAATCATATATATTTCTTTTTGAACAGGTGTCATAGGGGACCCAAATCGTCAAGGGGGGTTATTTCTATATTCACTCCCAATTCTTCTCTCAAAATTTGCATACCCCCCACCCCCTCGGATATTTCCTCGTCAAGGATAGGATATATACCTGGCTTAGCCGAAGGCAGCGGCTTATCTTCGTTACGCAACGTATCCATCCCACCATAGAAGGCTTTCCTACAAGACTCCATATCTAAACCCTCCCCATAGTGAGACCACCATATAATAAATAAACTTTCCTTGTTCATTCCTCTTTCCAATCAGGATTACCTATACCATTGTCAGGGGACCCAGAATCACTAAGGGGGGTTTCCTCCATAAGTTCAAGATCACCTATGTCCACAAAATCTATAGGGGTACCCGTGTCTAAAGTTGGTGATTGAGTGTGGGGAATACTATGCAAGGCCTGGTCATGTGCGTAAGGCTCATTTAAGGGGGTGGCGGTGGGTGGGTTCTCTGTATTGTCAATTTGACCGCCCTCACCCGCTGAAATAGTTTCATCATTTTGTGGAAAGGTTGAGCCGTTATCGTGTAGAGAGCTTTCACTATCCTCTATTAATTGCGCCTCTTGGATAACATCACCTTTAATATCTCTCAATAAATCATCTGCGCTTTTTTTCTTATGCTCTGATAAAGAATTACTTGTGCCGATAGCTGTCTTTAAGGCGTCAAGTAGTTTAACCTTCATCTCTTCACTATTTGAAACTATCGTGGTTTCTTTTCTATCCTCAAAGAGTGAGACCTCTGCAAACTTGCCTATTAATTCAAGAGCCTTGAGCCTGTCTCTTGGTGAATTATCCTCATCAATGGCTATATTGGTTATGTTTTCTATAGCTAAAGTCCTTAAGTGAGGGGGTAAAAGGTATTTCTGCGCCTCTATTCCCGCCTTAACCTTAGTTATCATCATGGCTACTTTGGGGTTGTTTGCTACCTTGTGCGCTTCACTTGCTTGTGTATTAGGGTTGCCTTGTGTGTTATATGTCTTTCTGTATGCCTCTGTCTTATTGTCACCACGTGCAACCGCCTCTGCAAATGCTTTCTGTTTTGCAGTCAATGGGATATCTCTACCAATCAAGTCTTCAATGGGTATATTCTTTAAGCCTTCTTTAATTTGTTTCTTTGTCAATTTCATAGGTATTAAATGAGAATGGTTATTATTCTCAGATAATAATAGACTTTCCGGCTTGTGTAAAGAGATTTTAAGCCACGATTGATGTTAGTTTGATACCTTACCATAGGACGATTAGATACACCCTTATAGACGTTTGTATGACTTCTATCCGTCCGCCTTCGGCTCTTTTACCCGCATCATTATGGGCGGTTTAAGCCCTTGTAAAATAATTGTATAAAATACTTGCAATCTATATTTAATTAGATTAATCTATGCAATACATGGAAAGAGTATATTTCATGTCTTTTTAAACATTAGAGAGGGTTTAATATGAATATCAACGTCATTTTAAGAGCTATTCAGGCTTGTGCGGTTCTTATTATTAGTCTCATCTGTATAGGCTATCTTAAGGCGTATTTAGCCGGTTTCTTATGCCTGTTTGCCTTCGGCTTTTACTTCAACCAAGCTTTCGTTGAGGCGGAAAATGAATAATTACCATTATTTTAAGGGTTATTATCAGGTTTTAATGTATGAATTAATTTTAAGACAAGAACAATTAAACAAAAAGGGGCTTTAATTATGGAACTTCAAACAATTACAGAAACAAAAAAAACTTATATAGACAATGACAGGCTACAAGACCACGTTGATGCTATAGCGCAAACAATCACAGACGGCTTCAATGATGATTTAAATGATGATAATGAGCCTTATAGTGCTTATGACTATTTAGAGGGTGTTATGGATATTCATTGGGTTTTAAACAATGATAAAACATACAGAGGAGCACGGCTCTTGGTGGCCTTTGGTGGCCCTAATATTTGGGTTGATACTGAGTCCGGTCTAGTTGAGGGTTATTGGTGGGGTAGTTATGCTAAGGCATCATTTAAAGACAATATTGGCCTTGATAATGCGTTGGAAGAATTATTTTCTTGCTAGTGATATCTTAAAGCCTCTTAATTTTTAGGGGGCTTTAGGGCTATCTTTAGCCGTTTATAAACTTTTAGAGGGGTTTAAAAATGAAATCTTATAAATTCACTATACACGCTAGTCCATCTCATGCGGTGGGTGATATTGTAATGCAACATATTACACAAACACTACATAGAGAGGATATAACCGGCACTATTGACCAAGTAAAGAGCAAAATTCAAGAAGTAAAAGAAAAGCTCTTAAAAGAAAGAAACTATGATAAAAACATGGGTTTTTCTATATATGCTCAATTTTGGGGCGGTCAGCGTAAGCCTAACGGCTATGACACTATCAAGCGTCAATTATCAGCTAACTATATAAACAGAGCATAGAGCTATCTCTAAGCCCTTTTGTAGAGGGCTTAGGGGCTATCTTTAGCCGTATTAATAACAGAGTAGAGGGCATTTTTTTAAAAACAACATAGTAGAGGGCAAAATTATGCAATCAATTAAAAGTATTGAAGAATTAAAGAGACAATGTAGTGATGATGTAGAGGGCTTTTTTATCCTACTCAATGGCGGGGCTAGGTCATCTAAAGATATTCGGTATGAACCGGCAGATGATACTTGGTGCATGACCAACGGGATAGATGATAGTCATGTGGACTATGATAGCACGGATGATTTTGTTATGAATGAGCCAATGATTGTGAAGGCTATGGCTTTTAATGCGTTTTTTAAATACTAGGAGAGAATCATGGGTTATAGAAGTGAAGTAAAAAGCGTGATTTACGCTGATAAAAATAAGATTGATAGTTTTATCAATGACAATAAAGAAGCGTTTGACTATTTAAAATCAGAATTTGATGACGCTTTACAGGTGATTGATAAGGACAATGAAAAGATTATCTTTTTAAATGGTGATGCTTGGAAGTGGTATCACGATTATAAAGAGATTATGGCTTGGAATGATTTTATGGATTTAGCGGATGAAAAGGAATTATCTGTTGAATTTGTAAGAGTTGGGGAAGAGCCGGAAGATATTGAAACAGATTACAGGGGCAAGCCGGCAGAACTTCATTATTATATTTATCCAACGTCTATCATTGATGTTAATTTTTAGGGGGTTATATGACATTGGAAGACAAAATAGAAGCGTGTGTTAAGTATGACTCTGATTGGCTTCAAAATGGTGCGGGTCGTGCTGACATTGAATGGATTATTAGAGATGGTTGGAAGGGATGGACTAACCAATCTCGTGAAGCAATAGAAAAATTCTATAAAGACAATATAAAGGAGGAAGTAAGGGTTAAGTGATACCCGATAGCATCTTATGGGTGCTATCTGATTATCATTTGATAATCTTAACTAGAGAGGTTAATTATGCAATTAAATACAAAGCAAGTTGAATTACTTAAAGATATTTTAAGTTATTTGGAGTATGGGGAAGAGTCTCATTATTATGAGTGCTTATTTGATACTAGCTACAATGATGATGAAGACACACCGCCTCTTACTGACCATATATATTACAAAACAATGCAATTAAAAGAGGGGTTAGGATTATGAAAAAATTTAAAGTAGTTATACCGGAAAAAAGAGTAGAAGTTGTTCCTTGTGTTTGGGAAATAGAGGCAGAGACTAAAGAAGATGTTCAAAAAATGATAGATGATGGTGATTTTTTAGACAATGCTGAATATGTTGAAACCCTTGATAGTGTTTGGGGCTTTGAAGTAGAAGATTATTACTATGACCAAGTTGAAATTGAGGAGGAAGAAAATGCCTAGATTTACAATTAAAGCAAGTGAACAAGTGTTTTATCAAGAAGAGATTGAAGCAGAGACAAGAGATGAAGCCATTGAAAAGTTTTATGATATGTCATACGGCAATTTAGAGCCGTGTGATGCTGATGGTTTTCAAATAGATAATATAGAGGAGATGGGTGATGCTTAATTTTGATGCAGATATAGAGTATGTAAAAGGTAAAAATCATACCAAAGCAGAAAAGCAATACTTAATTGCTAGAAGTTCATTTGATTTAATTACATCTGATTACCATGTCAATGATTCATGGATTTGGAATGTAATTAATAAAGGATTGACAGAAAAAGGTGTCATGGAATTAGATGATGATGAACTAGAAGAGGAGTGGTTAGCTTATCAAGACAATAGAGATAATGAGGATGAAGATGATGAATAACAGAGCATTAATAATCTTTAGAAATGTCTTAAATGCTATGCAAGATGCGGAGGAAATTGATGGGGTTTATGGAGACGAATACCTTGACCTCATGGAAGCTATCCGGCATGAAGCAGTAAAACGCTTCAATAATTGTGTAGATAATATGGCATCTACAATAGAGTAGGGGGCATTTTTGTGTTGCAAAAAAACAACAAAGCCACAGGGCGTGGGTTGCCTTGTGGCTCTAAGTATGTTAGGATACTCAGTCCTGCATTACATAAGGAGAACTTATGCAAGAGCTAGAACTAGCAAGTGCCTGTTTGGGTATGGTGTTATTCGGTGAAGCCGGTAATGATTTTCAGAACCAAATGGCAGTTTATAACGTAGTAATGAACCGCAGTAAAACAATCAGTAAAGTGTGTGATGTAGTCTATGAACCAAAGCAGTTTGAATACATTACTCTCATTCAACAGAAAAAAGCTAAAGAACCTAACCAAGAGCAGTTTTTAAAATATAAACTCTTAGCGGTTAAGTTCCTCACCAAAGCTAAAGGTTATACCTATAATCCGGTGGGTCAAGCTCAATTCTTTCATGATGCACGTATCAGTCCATCACAAAATATCTTTAAAAAGCCTTTGTTAGCTCAAGTAAATAACCTATACTTCTATTAGATAGATAGTATTAGTTTTT